ACCGAAACGGACTCGAACTATTAGGATTTAAATATGAAAGACGAACTGAACCCTTTAGAGGTGCGAGTGGTGTCAATCACCCGGTGCTTGCTGAAGCTGTTACGCAATTTCAAGCGCAAGCTTATAAAGAGTTATTACCGGCAGACGGACCAGTAAGAACTCAGATTATGGGCACTGCTGACGTAGCAAAAGAAGAACAAGCTAAACGTGTTAAAGATTTTATGAATTATCAAATTATGGATCAGATGAAAGAATATGAACCAGAATTTGATCAAATGCTTTTCTATCTCCCTCTCAGCGGCTCTACTTTTAAAAAAGTTTACTATGATTCCCTCTTAGGTAGAGCCGTATCTAAATTTGTACCTGCGGACGATTTAATTGTTCCGTATTCTGCAAATAGTTTAGAGGATGCAGAAGCAGTTATTCACGTAATAAAAATTTCTGAAAACGAATTAAGAAAACAACAAGTGTCAGGATTTTATAGAGATATAGAATTAGGCAAACCACCAATTACAGAAAATCAATTACAAGATAAAAAATTAGAGCTAGAAGGAATTTCTAAAGATGGCCAAGAAGATCAATACACTTTGTATGAAGTGCACACTAATTTAGACCTAGAAGGTTACGAAGATATGGGTGGTGATGGTGAACCTACAGGAATTAAATTACCATATGTTGTAACCGTTGCTGAAGCAGGACAAAAAATTTTATCTATTAGAAGAAACTACAATCCACAAGATCCACTGAAGAAAAAAATAAATTACTTCGTGCAATTTAAATTTTTACCTGGAACAGGATTTTATGGTTTCGGTCTGATTCATATGATTGGTGGATTAACTAGAACAGCTACCGCAGCATTAAGACAATTACTTGATGCAGGTACTTTGGCTAATTTACCAGCAGGTTTTAAATCTAGGGGTATAAGAGTTAGAGATGATGCACAACCATTACAACCTGGTGAGTTTAGAGATGTAGATGCACCTGGCGGTAACATTAAAGATCAGTTTATGACTTTACCTTTTAAAGGACCGGATGCAACATTATTACAATTAATGGGCATTGTTGTTAATGCAGGTCAAAGATTTGCATCCATCGCTGATATGCAAGTTGGTGATATGAATCAACAAGCTGCAGTTGGAACTACAGTTGCATTATTAGAACGTGGCTCACGTGTAATGTCAGCAATCCACAAAAGATTATACGTAGGATTAAAACAAGAATTTAAATTATTAGCAGAGGTATTTAAAACATACTTACCACCGGTGTATCCATACGATGTGCCAGGTGCAACAAGAGAAGTTAAAGTACAAGACTTTGATGAACGAGTAGATATTCTACCCGTTGCAGATCCAAACATCTTTTCACAAACGCAAAGAATTAGTTTGGCACAAAGTCAATTACAACTGGCGCAATCAAACCCTCGTATACATAATTTATATCAAGCATATAGATCAATGTATGATGCGCTGGGGGTAAAAAATGTAAATTCTATTTTACCACCGCCTGCTCCACCACAACCAATGGATCCGGCGTTAGAAAATATTATGGCAATTAACGGAAAACCGTTTCAAGCGTTCCCAGGACAAGATCACAAAGCACATATTGATGCGCATTTAAGTTTTATGTCCATATCTATGGTGCAAAATAACCCTGCAGCGATGATGGCATTGCAAAAAAACATACTCGAACACATTTCATTTATGGCACAAGAACAAATTCAGTTAGAATTTGTAGAAGAAATGCAAGAAATGCAAATGATACAACAACAAATTGGACCAATGATGCAAAATCCGATGATGATGCAGCAAAATCCACAAGCAATGCAGATGGCACAACGTATTCAACAGATAACTTCACAGATCGAATCACGAAAAGCTAAGTTAATTGCTGAAATGATGATTGATTACGCTAAAGAAGAGGACAAAATTAGCTCTGAAGTAGGTGGTGATCCATTATTAAAACTAAAATCACGTGAATTAGACCTAAAAGCTAGAGCAGATCAAGATAAATCTGCAAATCAAGAAGCAAGACTAGATTTAGACACAATGAAAGCGATGATGAACCAAGAAAATCAAGAAAATAAACTTCAACAGAATGAAGAGTTAGCTGGTTTACGTGCTGGAGTCTCATTAGCTAAACAACAAATGTCTGATGCAAGTAAAATCCACGATTTCGGTAGAAACTTTCCGAAAAAGTAGGTATAAATTAACTTAAGGAGAAACTATGGATAAAAAAGTTAAAGAACCTAAAATTACAAAAGAGTTAGGGCTTAATAAAGACGGATACCAAAATGGTGGCGTTGAAATTCAAGCTACTGACGCTATGGAATCACAGGTTGTTGACGTTAGAGGCACAAAAAGAATGCGTCCTGACAAAAAACCTGTAAAAGCAACTTGGTACTAGTATGTGGTTTTCAGCAATTAAATTAGCTGTCTCTGCTGGTAGTAAGATTTATGCTAATAGGCAGAAGGCAAAGGTCGCAATGTCTGATGCTCAACTATTGCACGCTGAACGACAAGCTCGAGGTGAGGAAGCTTACCAGGGCAAGTTGTTAGAGGCACGTCAGAATGACTACAAGGACGAATTCGTTCTCGTAATTCTGTCGGCGCCCATAGTGGTGCTCGCCTGGGGGGTCTTCTCGGACGATCCGGGTGCGCTTGAGAAAGTAAAAACTTTCTTTGAGCATTTCGCGGCGCTGCCGACTTGGTTCAGTACCCTTTGGATCCTCGTCGTCGGAAGTATTTTTGGAATAAAGGGAACACAAATCTTTAAGAACGGAGGAAAAAAATAATGCCAAATAGAAGATTTAACAAACAAGTCACTAACCCAATGAAGGCTGGTGGCAGAGTAAAAAGAATGGGTGGTGGTAGTATGGGTGGCAGAACTGGAGATATGATGTATTCACGTGGTCAAGGTATGAATATGAAATCAAAAAGAATGCCAACTGAACTTATGGATAGAGGCGCTATGAAAAAAGGCGGCAAAGTCGGTAAGAAAAAACAAGGCTACAAAGCTAGAAAAGATGAGTCTATTGCTATGAGAATCAAAAAGAAAAGAACTAAGAAGCAATTAAAAGCTTCTAGAGATGAGTCTTATGGTAAGTTTGGATCTAAAGCTAAAAAATCTGGAAAGATTAATAGATAGTGAAAGGTCAAAAAAAAGTTAGAAAAGTTATGCGTGAGTTTAAAAAAGGTAAACTCACGAGTGGCGGCTCTAAGAAAAAAGTCAAAAACAGAAAGCAAGCAATTGCTATTGCTCTTTCTGAAGCTGGCATAAGTAAAAAAAACAGGAGAAAATAATGAAACCAGTACCTGCAGGAAAAAAAGGAAAAGGTCTACGTAAACTTCCTAAAGAAGTCCGAAATAAAATGGGCTTTATGAAAAAAGGTGGACGAGTAAAGAAAAAGAAAAAGTAATGGCTGGAAAAGGTTTATACGCAAACATTCACGCCAAACGTAAACGTGGTGGCAAAATGAGAAAGAAAGGTGCAAAGGGTGCGCCCACTGCAGCTAACTTTCGAAGAGCCGCCCAAACAGCGAGAAAAAGATAATGACTAAACTATGCCCTCGAGGAAAGGCTGCTGCGAAGAGAAAATTTAAAGTTTATCCGTCTGCATACGCGAACGCATATGCTAGCAAAATTTGTGCGGGTAAAATTAAAGATCCTTCTGGAGTAAAACGAAAAGACTTTAGAGGTAAAAAAGCCAAAGGTGGTTTGATGGGTGAACTCAACAGACCAGACCGAGGTTATAAAAAAGGTGGCTTTGTTGCTAGAGGGTGTGGTGCGATTATGTCTAACAGAGCTAAGAAAACAAAAATGAGATAATGTCAAAAAACGGTTTAGATAAATGGTTCAAACAAAAATGGGTAGATATTGGGAGCAAGCGAAAAGATGGTTCTTTCGCAAAGTGTGGCCGTTCCAAACAAAAGAAGGACGCCAAACGGAAGTATCCCAAGTGTGTCCCACTTGCGAAAGCAAGATCAATGTCAGAAGGCCAAAGAAAATCTGCCGTTGCAAGGAAACGGGCAGCTGCCAATGTGGGACCAAAACCAACTAACGTTGCAACATTTGCAAAAAGAAAAAAAGCAGCTGATGGTGGTATGATTAAACAAGCTCAACAAAACTATAGAGGTAGTTATATTTCTGGTGATTTGGGTGGAGTAGAAGTTTCCAATCCAAGTTTAAAAAAATATTATAAAGGAATGTTATAATGAGAAGACAGGATAAGATGCCTGCAAGAAATAAAAAGAATTTTAGACCCACTAAAAAAGGGGCTGGAATGACAAGAGCTGGTGTTGCTGCTTATAGAAGAGCAAACCCAGGTTCAAAACTAAAAACAGCTGTGACGGGTAAAGTAAAACCAGGATCAAAAGCTGCGAAGAGACGTAAGTCCTTCTGCGCGAGAAGCGCCGGTCAAATGAAAAAATTTCCGAAAGCTGCAAAGAATCCTAATTCTAGACTACGTCAGGCTAGAAGAAGGTGGAAATGTTAAGACAAGCAATACTACAAGCACTAGAAGATAAATATAACGCACAAATTTCTGAAGCAGATGCAACAATAAAAATTTATTTA